ATGCTAAATAAGTTTCCAGAGGCTAATAAATATTACATGGGTGGTCTTATTGGTGATCCTGCTGGTTGGCTCCTTCCAGCTATGAAAGCCAAAACAGTCCCATCTATGATGAAATATGGTGCTTTAACCGGTGCCGCTGCGGGTGCTACTGGTTATGTTGATCCTAATATTCCATCTTTTGTGAACCCCGACGAGCCTATGTCTAGACCAGAAATGGCACTACTAGGCACTGTGGGTGGAACACTCCTTTCTCCTTTATTCGGTAAGGGTGGAAAATACTTAGCTGATAAGTACAAATCAAGAGGTGAAAGCCTCTGGCGAACCATGTCAAAGAATCCTGCTTATGGGATGGGTGCGGGTGCTGGTTTGTACGGTTTTGCAAGTAGCCCAGAAGAAGACTTTGCTCAGAGATTGAAAACAGCTATGACTTTTTCATTGGCGGGTGCGGCTGGAGGTTTTGCTATACATAAAAGCCCTGTAAAAGAAAAACTAGGCAGAATATTTATAGCTAACTACGGTCTTCCTGAAGACTACATAAACATGAAAGTAGTATCTGTTAAGAACCGAAACTCTATACAACGTGAGTTCGATGATGTTACAACCAAGCTGCATGATTTAGATGACGAGAGTAGAACTGCCCTATTCCGTGTAATGAATGATATGGAAGATAGGGACATAGTATTAGCGGGGCTAACGTCAGAACAAGTAAAACTCTACCACGAGGCAGAGGATACTATTACTAAGTTTGGTAAATTACTGGTTGACGTAGGTGCCTTGGATGAGAAAACATGGTTAAGCAATGTTGGCGCTTACATGCACAGATCGTACACTAAACCGGGAAAAGCACCTAGATTGGCTGGAGTTTCTCGTGAAACTATAAATACAATGGGCGATGCCTTGAGAATGCGGGGCCATGTGAAGAGGATACCAGCTGATGAATGGGAGGTTGATAGGCATTACTATCTAGGAACTCCTGATCCGGGGACTCCTTCTTTTCAGCAGCGTGTTAATCTAAGAACTGGTGAGGTTATCCCCCCTGAAAAATATGTTGAATTTCCCGAAGGAACTTACCGTACACAAGATGTTCCTTTACGAACTCCTGTTTCTCCGGGAGGGTGGGAAGTAGTAAGCACAAAGGATGCTCCTGATGGGACTGTGACTGTACGTAGAGATTGGACAGAAGCAGAACAAAGAGGAATGGGGCTTATGGAAGATGTTGCCCTAGCCTTTAATCAAACTGGTAAAGTAATGTCTAATGATATTGCAGCCTACAAGTTTTATACTGAAGTAGCGGGAACCTACGGACGCAAACTAGGTCCAGACGAGTCTATTCCTTCTGGATGGTCTTTTGTGGAAGGCACCCGCATAGGTGGCAGGGGAAAGGAGCGTTACGGTGATCTCGCTGGTATGATTATACCTGATAACATCTACCATGATATTATCACTATGGATAAGTGGCGCAGGATTGGTGGACAAAAGAAAGGTATTATTTCTACCCTTGCTGGTAAAGATGTGCTCCCCGGTATCGATAAAACAGTCAACGGGATGCGCGCTTTAAACAGATGGTGGAAGACTACTAAAACCGCTTTAAACGCGCCCGTCCATGTAGGTAATATATTATCTAATGTGATGATGTTCGATATGTATGGTGGTACAATGAAAGCATTTAGAGCTGCTCGGAACTCAATGAAAGCCCAAGATGCTAGATTTAAACTAGCTGAAGATTGGGATGTATTCTCAGGAACTATGGTTAGTTCTGAACTAATGGCAAGAAATAAGCACTTATATGATGCTTATGATATTGGTGGTGGTGTAGGATTTCTAGATAGGATAATAAATGATGCTCCTCTTATTGCTAAAAAGATAGCACAAGCAGTCAAATTTGGTAAGAAGTATACTTACGATAAGGCGTTGGAACTTTACCAATTTGAAGACTATATTTTCCGCATGGGCTTATTTAATACCCGCATTACTGAAGGTATCGAATCTACTCTACAAGCAAAAGGTTTGAAGAGAGGTTCCTCCCAATGGAACAAGGAACTAGCGGCCTTGGAAAAAATCCCTCCAGAAGACATACTCGTAAGGGCAGCTAGGGACGCGAAGGAAGGGTTTGTTGACTATGGTAAGAACTCTCCTTTTGTATATGCTATGAGGGAGACAGCAATTCCTTTCGTAGCTTACACATGGGGTATCGTTCCAAGACTTGCTGAAACAGCAGTCAAGAAACCATGGAAAGTAGCTAAATGGAGTACAATCTTTGCCGGAATGAATGCTATCGGTGAAGACTTATCTGGCGACCCAGAGAAAACTAAAAAAGAACGAGCTGCAATGCCAGCAACGGGACAGAGAGAGATGCTGCAACTTCCCGGTGCCGCGAGTACAATGGTAAAATTACCTCCTCAAGCATCTCCATACAAGCCGGGTACGAGTGCTTATCTGAATATGGAAAGATGGGTTCCGGGTGGTCAAGTATTTGGTACTGAAGAAGGGGATCAGCTAGGCCGAGTACCCGGTGTGCCTCCCGCGATGTCCCCTACTTTTGGTGGTTATGGGTCTATATATCGTGGGTTATTAGGAGTGGAAGGATTTACTGGTAAGGAACTTCCTACGTGGCAGGATAGAGCAAAACACATAGGCACGCAGTTTATGCCTAATCTTCCTATTCCACCAGAAGCCTATGGTGGTCATGGTCCTGACTCACTGACCTATGCTGCAGAGAAAATGAGCAGGGGTCTTCAGAAAGGTGGCTTTGAAAGCCGAACCAAGGATGAACAGACTTTAACTTCAGCCATCCTTCAATCTTTAGGTGTTCGCGTAACTCCTGTTGACCTAAGAAAACTAAGGCAACGAAAACAATTTAGCACTTTAAACAAACTAGAAGTTCTAAGGGATAGAGCACAAGAGTTGAAACGACAAAAGAAAGAAGATCGTTGGGATTCGCCAGCAGGAAGAAAAGAACTTAGGAAAAGGATGGACGAATTGAAAGCTGCGGCTAAAGAACTAGGAAAAACAATGAAGAAAGAACTAAGAACTTCTCCCAAAGGAATGTATGAAACTATTTGGGATCAACTTCCTGAAGGAATACTGCCATGAAGCTGGCTATCCTTGCTTTATGGGCAATATTTATGTTTTCGGACAGCGCCCAAGCAGTAAACCCAAACATATTTAAATCCGTTGTATCCCTCCAAGTCCTATGTACTTCAGGCGGTCCTGAAATACTTATGGAAGAACTTCTTGAGGGCTATAATGAGAAGCCTGTTCACGGTATGGATATTAGTACAGAATCTGGATTGAATATACAGATGTATATTACAGAGAATAAAAATAATCCTAGCAGCACTGTTCTATTGCATAATCAGAATGTGGACAAGACATGTATCTTCTGGTCTGCTAGAGACACCATGAAGACAGTAGAAACAGAAAGCCTACCAGCTAAAAGTCCAGAGGAGAAAGTGGGTGCCTGAATATAATGGACCAGAGCGTCGAGGTAACGGTGGATGGCACATGTCAAAGAGTCTCAGCGTCTCTCATCTATTAGGTACTGTTGCTATTGCTGTGGGATTCTTTACTTACGTAACTGGAATTGAACAAGATACTATCCGAAACCAGCTTGAACTCAGAAGTTTAGTTGAGCGTATGGATAGATCAGACGCTAGAAACTCTGAACAATTTGGTGAGATAAAAGATATGTTAAAATCTCTATCTGTTAAGATAGACAGCCTAGGACACCGACGTGACCGATGAACATCACTCCTTCAGCAGACCAAAAAATAGAAGAGATCTTGGGGGATTCAGAACGATTGCGAATCTCTGTCAACGGAGGAGGATGCAGTGGTTTCACGGTAGATCTTTCACGCGAACAAGAGAAGAAGTCTACCAAAGACGATATCTGGATCAATCCAAATATACTGATCGACTCCATCTCGGCGGGGTATTTATCCAAGGCAACTCTGGATTGGACTGATGACGCCTTCTCTCCAACATTTAAATTTGATATACCGAATACCAAGTCATGTGGTTGCGGAAACTCTTTCACACTTGAGGAAAGCTAATGGAATCATTAAAAAACTGGGTAAAAGAAAATCCTGTGATAGCTCTAGCGGCATTTCTAATCGTCGCTACTATTGTTTACTCCTTATTTTTTGGATCACCGGATGTACCAGCCTAAAGAAAGCGGTGTTAGTAAGCGGAGCGAGTCTGGTAGCTGCCTCTGTGACCTCTGCCTTCAGTTCGGGTGTGACTGCACCGCTACTGGCAGGAGCATCCACTGCCTTTGTGACGAGTGTAACTGCGGATCAGATGCTTTCCTCACGAACTACCGCAACAGGAAGCACCACATTGAATAACTGTGCTGAATCTAATTTTTGGGATGTGGTTGGACAACTTATAGAGATGGGTGGATGGTTGCTAATCTTAGTTGTGTTGATTCCTATGGTTCTGGGGTGGATATTGCCCGGACCTCTGGAACGACGCAAGAAGAAACGGTAGCTTTCACTGTTTACAGAGTCTGTCGCGTAAAGTGGCGAGACATTATTGCTTCCAATGAATGGGAGAAGCACGAAGACATAAAATGCCCAGTACTAGAAAGCATAGGGTGGCACGTTTACGAAGACGATGACACCATAAAGATTGCCAACACGCTAGACTATGAGGATTGGGAAGGTAAGTCTACAGAGAAGCCAGTACCATACGGAATTACTGCCTTTCCTAAGGGATGTGTAGTTAAGATAACTTACTTAGATAGAATCTAGGATGTCTCGGTCCATTATTTAAATGGAGGACCGACAAACCAAGCCACCACAGAATATCTAGCACCCTCGGTGACGGGTGTTACTCGATGAAGCATACCAGAGGGAAATACAACTATACTGCCTTTGCTTTTAATCGGGGGTTTTAGAACGGTAGGTTTTCCATTAATAAAACTTTTGAATTGTAATTGCCCTCCCTTGTAACCATCGTTAAGCAGTATAGTCATACTCAATTTCCTTACGTTTCCTAACAGGAATTCATTATCACCCACCTTTTCTTTAGTATATACTGATAGCCTATCATTGTGACCATCGGCATGCCAATCATAAAATTGGCCTTTTTTATACTGTGTTATTTGGGGGGTTTCACAATTTTTAATATCAAAACCCCAACCAGCTTCTTTGTTAGCGTGAATCATAAAAGGAAAAACTAAATCATATAAGTCTTGGTTGTTGGCGAAAGCTACACCACTGTCTCTAAATGGAGATATGCCCATGACTTCTTTTCTTCCGGTTTTCCTCTCCTCCTTTGTAAGTTCACCCACTGAAAGACCAGCCACACCTTCCTGAAATTTTAATAGCTGTCCTAATCCTATAATTTCCTCACACTTTTCTGGAGGGATAGCGTTCAAGAAATAATAGAACTCATTTGTTAATCTCATTTTAAAATTTGTCGTTGTGTGTTAGAGTATACTCCTTTGGGTAATTGCTTTGATACTGTTATAGTATCCTTCCCCGTCTAGACCCCCCAATAAAATAACACCTCTCCACCAGTGATGCTCTGTATCCCTACACCACGACTCTGTGTAGTCTGGATGGCTATAACACCCTGCCGATAATCCAAATATCTTCTGTCCATCTGGCCTTGTCTGCTCAGTATGATTATATAAATGGGAATGGCCCTGTACAGCAGAGCAGTGTAATTTAGATACCAAAGCGTGGCCTATATGTATTGAACTAATTGGCCTTCCCCCTACACCGGACGAGAAGTAGTGGCTAAACACAATATTCTTTATGGTGGTGCATCGTTTAAATGGCGTGACCTTCCAGCCAAACTCTCTATACTTTAAATCCTTCAGGCCGATAGCTCCGTCCAGTTCTGGCTGGGCATTTATCGCTCTGGTTATCCTGTCTTCGTGATTACCCATGGTCATGTGCAACTTAGGACGGTAATTTCTAACCTTCCTGATAGGCTTAAATAGCCTCTCCTGTGCATCAAGCACAGCATCTACATCCTTCCCGTACCTCCTCCCCTCAAACCCCTTAGTTCCCCTGTCATACGACGAGAGGCTAGGCATATCAGCCATGTCTCCTATGCAAACTACATGATCTGGCTTTTCTCTAGCTATAAACTTACCTAACGCTTCAAACCTACTGTTATCATAATCAGGATGGGCGTGTGGATCTCCGATGATTAGTAAGTTCAACTAGATGTCTCCTCTTGTTCCCCAAAGACTATAACATTATCAGAGCTAAATTCTTTTAGCTCTTCATCAAATAGATCCTTTATTGTGTACCACACTGCACGTTCAGTAGCAGACCCTGACTCTGTTACTCCCATGTCTAAACTTGCAAGTAATAACTTCTTCTCGGCATCATCATCATGCTCTTCTAACATGTCCTTTACAATGTAAGACATTGTTATCGCTGCAGAAGTATGAAAGAGTAACATCGCTGCTTCATGCTTTAGTAGCTCTTCTCTGGTCATGACCTGTTCTCTATTTCCTTTAGCCTCTTGTACAGATGCAACGCACCCAAGAACGCTATAAAATCTGCATCTATATTCTCTGACTTAGCTGACTCAAACGCTCCCGTCTCCTTATCGAACCTAAGTATATACGCAGCCTCTACAGGCTTATCATAGATGTCTTCTATGCACTTTGCATAAGCAGCGCACTGTAGGTAGTAAGGTGGGTAGATTGCTTTTGATGTCTTCCAATCCACTACACAGAATTCACCATCTATGTTAGCCACTGCATCTACTGTACCAGCGTACTTATACTTACGGTGATACAGCTTTTCCTCGGAAGTAATCCACTCGATGTCCTTCGACCTAACCCAAGTCCTGAACGCCTCAATAGAGTTCTTGGCTTTCTCGTTGTCGGGTATCTTTGGAATGTCAGGGTTCTTCCCTAGCTTCCATTGCACAGCATCTTCGGCATACTTATGAACCATAGTACCAATGTGCATTGCCGCCTTTGATCGCCTACGCCATGCTGATGTCATGCCCTTTGCCATCTCAGCTACGCCCATCTCGTCAGCGAATGTGAACCCGTTTTCGTAAGGCTCTAGTGTTTTGGTATTCTCTTTAAAGAACTTTACTCCCTCACTAACAGCCCACGGAATCAATGCTGGCTTTGCTATGTTGTCCAGTATAGTGGTAGTTGCTGGAACATACTCACCAGCTACTCGGTAGTAGTGCTTGGCTGGATCAAAGTCCAGTGTTACCACTTCCCCATCATGGTAGGAGATGGGTGTTCCTACCGGCTCCGCCATCAGAAGGGTGGGTCTTCTAAAGACGAGGGGGCTGGTGCGGGTGGCGGGTTGTAATCGCTCCCGCCAGAAGGCTTTTTCCAAGGCTCTTCAAACTTCAACTTGAACCACGTATCTCCCTTTTTGGAGACGTTCATCCACAGCTTTACAGAGAACTCCTTTCCCTCTACCAAGCCGTTACCAGTGTAGTTAGGGTGCTTCTCTGTTTCGCGCTTTTGGTTCTTCCATAGGCGCACTTCATTATCCTTACGGTCATTGTCCATGCGGCGTTCCTGTAGTTCCTGATTGATTTGATGGTAATTTGCTTGCTGAGTCTCTTCCTCACTCATGCCATAGAACATCTCAGCACTCAT